TCAATCTGAGCCGCAGAACAAACAATGAAATATAGTGGATTACCACCTTCATCATATTGATCTGCTTCATTTTCAGAAAGAATCCTGCGAGCCTTTAACAATTTATCGATTGATAATGTTCTGCGATTACCAGCAGAGTTATCAATACCACTATAGTCAACAGTTGCAGTACCTACTTGAAAATCAACATCAATGAATTGATTTGGGAAATTGGATGAATTCCAAACTATCTCGGTTGCACCGTCCATTGCACCACCATCTGATTCATAAGCTGAACCAAATGCAGCATCAACGATTGTAGCATCCATCTTACGAGCCATAGCCATAGACGTAGCTTCTGCATAAGGCTGGAACACATCATAGTTCATTCTACGAGTGTCAAAACCTTCTACAAAGAATCCAGCATTTTTAGGTTGTGCTGATACTCTCCTACGTTGATGGGATATTGCTTGTACTGGTGAATCTGCAAAACGTGCAACTTTGTCTAGTGCTTCGTTAGTTCCGATCTTATCAATGAACTCGGCAACACCTTGACAGTCTGGCTTATTGGTTACAAAATTCCGTAACCGGGATGTTTTTTGTTGAAGCGCATGTAATACATCAGAAGAATACCGATGTACATAAGACGTTTCAATATCATAAAAATTAGCCATATTGTTACCATTATGAAAAAATTAGATCACAATAACCTAGTGATTATCCATAAAGGGTCACAACAGACTTTTCGGCAGGGCAAATGCTTATCTGCCTATTATCTTATGTTCGGTATTACCTCCACCATGGAGGTGTGATATTATCGTACTCGTTTTTGACTTGGATATGCTGTTTTGAATAACTTATCCATTTTATTCATCGCAGATTTATGTCCGGGATTTCTATTATCCCTATAAGCCTCCGAAAATTCCTTATCGCTATATAGATTCTGAATCTCTACACGCGCCTGTTGAGGTGAGAACTGGGATGAACCCATTCCTGTACCTACAACGAGTGAGTCTTCACCAAGTAATTCACCAATTTGTGAAAAAGCCCGGATCATTTCAGGATGATTGCCCAGACCTGTCTCATTCATAATTGACTTTAACTCGGGTGAGGAAAATTGAGCGAAAGCTCTTGTTGCCATATCAATTTTACCTTCATATTTATTACCCCACTCTTTTTGAAGATTGATCTTAGTATTTAATGCCAAATCTTCAATTTCTTTAGCACGCTGAGTTTTTTCTTCTTCCTGTATATCTCCATACAAATTTAAGATATTCTCAGCCTGATCCTGTGTAAGACCTGTCTGATGTGCAAATTCCCGAAAATCATCGAGAACACCTTCATCATCACCAAAATCATATCCTTCTGGTTTTTCAGGTCTACCTATCTGGTTAAATAGATTATCCCAACTTTCTCCTTCTTGCGGAAGGGAGATGAGATTATCCGGGTTTCCTCCAATCTTCTTGACTGCATTGACGTAGGACTTAGCGAGTTTATCTACTGAGTCAAAAGTCTGGAGACTAGGTTCATCCCTTAAGCCCTCTGGCATAGTGGATGCACTAAATTGTAAAGCCGAAGATTCGCCACTTTCAGCTTGCCCTGCTTCTTCTGCAGGAGCCATTGCTTCTTCTGACATATTTAATTATTGCTAGGGTTATCCTGCCGTTTTATTCTGGCAAGTTCTTGTTGATCATAGCGTGTTCTAAGCACCCTAAGATCGGTGTCCACCATCTCCAGTATCTTGAGTATTACACTACGCTGACCCTCTTGCCATGCAGATAAATACGGATCAGGAGTTGGTGTAGTCTTAAAAACAAAGTGATCCTGTACAAGTTTAGTTAGTACCTGTTGTCCTTCTTCTGTTGAAAAACATTCCTTAAATATTCTACGATTATTTGATTCACGGTCAAACCAATTCATCAGTTATGATTACCAATGGAGTGTTTTACATGACATCTCATACAAAAGAATGTATTTTTAAGTTTAGGTGCAACTCTAGTAGTTGTCTCTCTACCAGTTATTTCCTTAAATCTTGTTGCTTCCTTTGGATCCATTGCTAAATTATGTTTTAACTTAATAGTTTCAGTATGTTTCGCAAAATTCGATTTGTTTAATTTTGGTAGCCATCCAGCAATGTCATAATAGCTTTTTTCTATATTAGTTTTTTTAGAAACAACTTTTAGATTTTTAATATCATGCCCAAATCTCAGTTTTTCTGCATCAGACAACATCCCTCCGGGTCTTCCTGCAGTAGATTCATGTGCTTCTTTATTAGAAACTGTATGTTCTAATACTTTAGGTCCTTTTATTTCTTTACCAGTATAAGGATCATTTAATTTACCATCTTGCCATGGTGATCTAGCAAATACTTTAGGTCTTGTTTTTTTCTTCCATACTTTTTTATTTACCCAATTACTTCTCTTGTAATGCTCTGGAATATCTTCATATTTCCCTTTTACAATAGAAGGAGCCATGTCACCCATTATGCCGCCTCTGCTCTAAGTGATTCTGCTCTTGCCATCTTTTCATTAACCTCACCAGCAATTTGAGCTTGTTGCATTTGTTCCTGTGCGGCTCTCTGTCTTTGTTGTTCTGCAACCATTGCATCAACTTCTTCTTTTGACCTGATATTAGAAACTGGTACTTGAAGCACTTCCGCAGTATTTGTAAGTATCTGGTGAGTATTGAAGTACATTGGTATAGTCTGGTCAATCTGAGCAAGAGGCAGTATCATTTCAAATAACTGTGACATTGAATTTATTTCTCCAGATCGCATTGCAATAGAAACTGGGTTCATGTACTCAATCCTGTAGTTATTACCCATTTCTTCAGGCATCTCAGGCAACAAATAGGAACGCATCAATATATTTACCGTTCTCCTGATTAAAGGATCAAGAAACTCTGCTTCCTGTCTGGCAAGAATTGGTCCAAGAACAGGCATTCTCTGTCTCATTCTTACAGATACTTCTGTTGCAGAGAAGCGCATTACATCACCATCTGGTGCAGTTGGTCCCGGTAATTCCAAGAGATCCATGAAATATCCTTCCCGAATTGCTGAGAGACTTTTTGCACTTAATCTTTCTGCATAATCAGGTCTTGCATTAGTTGGAGCTTCAAAGATCATATCCTTGCCCCCTAGACCTACCGAATAATAATTTATCGCATCAGGTGTTGTATCTAGGGGGTCTAAGAGTCCAGAATCCGGTACAAAGAGAGGCGGTGATACCGATTTCTGAACTGCTTTTAAATAAGTTTTATCAATTTCAGTAATTAGCCTTATATCTGGCATTATTTCCCAAGTTGGCCCTCTTCCATAGATTTCCCTATCTGATCGTTCCCATCTTGCACAGATATAAGGCATTTCATCATAACCGCCAATTGCAAGTATATGTTTTTTCTCCTTCAGGTAATGAACTGATACATATGCTTTTTTAAAGTCAGGAAGATACTGAGCCATTGTCCATGCAGGATAAACACAATGAACAACATCGACTTCATCAAGCATCTTCTCACTTTGGGCATTTTTTAATACATCTTCTGGTAAAGTTTGAGGATCAAATCTTGATATTAAGTCTTTATACGTTTGTTTATAGTTTCTAAATACTGTGTCAACTTCCATTTCACTTCCGCTACCCAATATGCAATCCGAAAGAGGAAAATTGCGGAAACGAGGACCAAAACCGGGAACATCTTCAACAAATATGATACCAGTTCCAAAAGTCCCTGCTTCCAAGTAGTATTGAAAGATTGCACTCTGGAAATTGGAGATTGGTCGTGATACATGATGTTTTATTATCTTGGTTGCTTCTTCAAGCCATAATGCAACATTACGTTCTTTATCCAATTGGGTGATTCCAGAAGTTAACTTGAACCATTCTGCACCCATTGGTGTGAATACATTATGTATATTGGAAGCAAATCGTTTAAGAAGGCGCATCGCAGATCCTTCAAATGCAGAATACATCCTGTCTGCACCTTTAGAATGAGTAGTTGTAAAATCAGCACGATGCGGCAACACATATTCTGCCATTTCCTGCCATTCACGTTCCCAATTCCTGCGATTACCCTTCAGTTTCTCATGTTGCTTATCAAGAATACTGCCTAGAGGATTTTGCTGTGTTTCCATTATTTATCCATAAGGATTAGGATCTAAAATACTGGCTTTTTTTAAACGACTAGCTTTTTGTGTGGTTTCTACCATTTGTTTTCTACCCTGTTCTTCTTCCCTGCCTCCTATCTGACCAACTCCTCCACTTCCACCTGTAGCTTTAGGTTTATCAGCTAAAGGTGTAATTTGATTATGTCTACCTTCATCAATTCCTACACCTTGTGGATTTTCTTCAGTTATTCCAAACAAGGCATTATAATCTTCTTCTGATTCTTGCTCTACTATATTTCCTGCTTCGTCCATATAATCTAATTCCCTTGGTCTTCTAGGAACATATGTTCCTTTTGTAGGTGCAAGTATAGTTTCTGCCATATTATCTCCTTATAATATTTATGGTGCTAAAATACTAGCCGATAGTGGATCTCCTGCCATAAATTGTCTTCCATATTTCTTTTTTCTTCCACCTTCAGCAACTTTTCCCTGTTGTAAAACTGCTTCTCTTTCTTCAGGAGTTGTTAAGATAGTTCCATCCTCAGTTTCATCATCTGTAGTGTCGTGGAATGGTATTTCGCTTTTTATGAAACTTTTTACTCCACCTTCAAAATCTTTATAAGTTTCCTGAATACTTGTAATTCCTTTTTCTATATCACTACCTTCGTATATGTCTGATACCTTGTCCGCAGTTTCACTCGTCATGCCTGTTGCCTCTGCTATTTTATGATTATGCGGTACATTAAATCTAGCCCACGAAGGGCCACCTTTTTTTGTATGAGCTTGTGCCACTTCACCTTCATAGTCAAATGACTTTGAATCTGTCTGGACAAGTTTGTCATCTTTCCAGATATAGTTTACTTCTGTATAGATTTTCATAGTAGTTTTTTATTGAGAGTTATAGGTTCTTTCTTAACAAGATACAATCTTCTTTGTATTCTTTCAATATCTTTTTCCAACCTCTTCCTGCATACATATTCATGTAATCACATCCTTGTATGATCAAGCGTAGATCCTTTCAGACGAATCATAGTAATCGTAGTTGCTAATAGCTTTTCTAGGTCTTTTCTTTGGTTTATCAAGACCAGCAAACTGCAAGGACTGAGATGCATATCTGGTTGCACTCATTAGGTCATCATGTACCTTTACGATCTTGCCATCTTTCCTATGATACATCCTAAGTTCTTCAAACCACAACCTTAAATAATTAAAAACCTTGAATCTACCTGTCTGCATTCTTTGTAACATATCCATAATTCCCGGTTCAAGTGCAATTCCACCTTCAGGATTCTCAAAATGCTTGTGAGCCATATTCACGCCCTGCTTACGATAAAGTTCTGCCAAGGGCTTCCCTGAACCTTTATCATGTTGGGAACCATCGTGAGGCCACACTACAGGAACCCATGAGCCTCTTTCCTTAATTGCGGCAGAATGTACCACAGGAGTTTCTGCAGATTTACGATAACAGTCATATACATAAACTGTATCTGTATCTCTGTCCCATGCAATCCAGACTGCGGCAGTTGGGTGATCCCATCCAAAATCCAATCCACATAAGCGAGGCCAGTATTGGGGCAATGGAAATGGTTCGACTTCAAGATCATCCTCATTTACAGGAAAAACAAGTCCAGAACCTAGAACTGGTATTCCTTTTGAACGCATATCTCTTTCATGCGGAGGAAGTGCGGCTAATATCTCTGCCTTTACATCATCATCCAGATGTATAGCATCATCCCATGTTGCATGATAAAGTGCCTGTGACTGTCCGAGCTTTGTCATAAACTGAGTTACAACTTCAGTCATTCCACTTTCGGGAGTGAATGTCATATAGACAATACCTCCACCTTTAAGTGCGGCTCTTAATGCCTGAGAGTATATATCCTGCGGAGGTTCCTCATCGAGCCATGTAACATCTACTGCCTTACCCATCCATTGCATCTTTCCCTGCTCATAGGACTTAAAGATCAACTTGGAGTTCCTGCCTGATACATGCTTTACCTTCAAACTCTGGTATGCATTTGGAACACCGGGCATTCTTAGTGGAGTACCAGAAATATACTGTTTTGGTATTGCACCCTTGCCGAATTCTTCCTCATCTCCGGGTTCACCAAGCAACTCTGCCTGTACAATGTCCCTAGTATTTGCAGTTGTGTTACCAGCCGCCCATGCAGTTATAGGTCTGTTAAACTTTGCTCCTGTCCACCATTTAGGGTATCGTCCAGTTAAGTGAAATGCCATCTCGGATGCACCGCAAAATGTCTTGCCAGTTTTATTTGCCGCCATCAATAGACGTTGCCTAGCAAGGCGACCTGTCATGTCCTTTGCATCATGGAACCGCTTCTGGTAATCATATGGTTCATATTCCAGAAGCCGATTCGTTTCATAAATATCTGAAATTTGTTCTGCAATTTCAATTGCTTTTTCAGTTTTATCTGTCATGCATCAGGTATTTTTCTATATAGTTTAGGTCTTGCAAATTTAGGCAAAGTAAACGAAAGGGTTTCTAGTGCAGTTGGATCTCGCTTTATTCCTATTTTTCCAAACTCCTGTTTAGCTTCTTTTCTTGCTCTAGCTACTCCAAATATACTTGAGAATAAACTGAATGCACCTATTCCCCTAGTGAACTTCAATCCTTTCCCTACTGTAGTCTTGTAGCGAGGTTTATCTTTTCCATGGAATTGCTTCTGAAGTTCCTTAGTTACGTTGGATGTTAATTCTTTATTAACTGGCAATGCCTTTTTCTTTGCTTTTACCTTCAATTTATCTTCTATAGCCTTAATACCAGCTTCTTTACTTACTGGTTTATGGTATTTTTGCATTGCAGTAGTTACTTTCCTGATTTTTATTTTAGGTCGAGCATCTATCGGTGCATCTACTTTAAGCCCCGGTGTATGAGGTTTCTTAGGAAAAGTCTTTTCAGGTAATTTTATACCTTTACCCGGATACCATCGTGTACCAACTACTCCTCCTGATGTTGAGAGAGTTTTATCTGGTGCAATATTTTGTGCTATGTAAGACTTTATACCAGCTAATGAACGATCTCCTGATGTTCTTAACATAGAGACTTTTTTACCAATTCTTTTCTGTTTTGCTAACTTTTTTTCATCTGACATTTCCTTACGAATCTTCAGTTCAGGATTTCTATCTCTTCCAATATATTGTTTTTCAGTCCAATGAACTTTATCGGCACTTATTAACTTTCCTTTAAGATGTGGCCCTCTTATAACTTTTTCTGATGGTAATACTGTATCAGTCTTATTTTTGAATACATCTCCGATTATATTTAAGAGGATTCTTCTGGATGCTGGTGCTTTAGTCCATTTTTTCCATTGCCGTGATCCTTTAACAATTTTTGTCAGTTTTCCTAATTGCTTATTTTCTTTCTTAATAGCCTTATCTTCCTGAGACATGGATTCTTCATCTACTTTACTTAAATGGCGAATTTTTTTATCGTCATCAGTATAATCTTTTAACTCAGGTTTTAATTCATCCGATTTACTTAATACTGCTTTTAGACCGAATTTACCAAAGTGGAACGGCCCCTTACCTTTATATTGCTTATTTAGGTTTTCTGGTCCGAAATTAGGATCATCTTCTGTTTCAATAAATTGAAGATCAGGACTATCTGCTTCAGAAATATTTAGGTACTCACCTGATTTTACAGGATAAGGTACATCTTTCTTCAGGTTGGAAATTCTATCTAAAGTGGGTTGATCAAGAGAGTAATACTTGGCTTTGTCTTCTGCAACCTGTAATCCTGCAAGCATTGACTTAATATCAGCTTTTACCTTAGTAACTTGTCCCTGACCCTCACCTATTATTGGCAACCTAGTTACTTTCTTACCTTTTAGCTGTATTGTACGGATAGTATCTGGAGCTTGTTTTGTAGAACCTCTACCAATATCTTCAAGTTCATCAAGAAATGCTTCAAAACCTTTTTTAAGACCTAATCCTCCCTGTTTTGGAGAACCTGTTAGTTCAAGAAATCTCTCATGATGTTGTTTTGTAGCCTTACCCGGATATACTATTTTTCCTTTACTACTAAATGATATTTTCTCAACAGATTCACCGGGAGCATTTATCTTACTGATATTAATAGGTTCTTTTTTCCTTATGGGTAATCCTTTCTTATTTGTTCTGAATAAATGTCCTCTACTTACAGTTTGAAGTTTCTTAGGATCTCTGCTAGGAGGAAGATATTTCGTAAATCCTTCACTTGCCCACTCACTAATCAACTGATCTGCCTGTGAAGTCCTTGAACCACGAAATTGAACTTGGACATCACCATGTCTTTTCCTTGCTTGGCTATATCTCTTAGTCAAGGCTCTTTTAAACGCCTTTGGATCAGATATTCCTGAAGATGGCCCTTGGAAATATATTGTTTTTGCGTTGCTAGGAGGACTAGAGGATGAAGATTGATTAGATACTCTGGATTGTATTGCTTTACTGAGGTTCTTAGGCATATTACGAGTAGGATTTGATGCCGCTTGTAAACCTTGGGATATTGCTTTGCGGTTAGTAAATTCTCTATTGCCAGCTACGTTAATAGTAACATCTTCTTTACCTAATCCTGAAACTAAGTTGGATACTTGACTAGGTGTGGGATTTTGAAGGAAGGGTTTATTGTGTTTTTTGGCTAGATTTCTTGTTAAACGTGAACCGGGAGAATCTTCTTTACCTTCAACAGTATAAATAAGTGTAACATCGGATTTTAATACGTTTTGTTCTGTACGAGGTCCATATGTTCTTTCTCGACCTTGATAAGAAGTCGTATCTGCATCTGATATTTCTGATACGCCATAATCTTTTAATGATAAATCAGATCCTCTTGATGTCTGGTATTTCTTTGGTGCTGTACCGCCTGTTTGGAAACCTAGTTTTTTGGCTTCCTCCAATCCTATCTTATCTGCACCGATCTGACCACCAGATATAACTCTGATTTTAACTTTCTTAGCCATAACTAAAGTATCTTAATATTCAGTTAAGATTGTTCTACCAACTCTCTTCTTTTTATCTTCCTTGCGCTTGTTAAGAGCTTTGGTTGCACCACCAACTGCGAACAAGCTAAGAAGTTTATTAAGATTATGTTTTAATAAGAAACTTATTCTCTGTTTGTCACTTAAAACTCCTTCTGATGCTTTTGTGCTTCCTCCTTCAAAGGACGACTGTGTTTCACCCGATATATTCTGTGAACTTTTACCAAGAGGTTTAAATTTTATCTTTCCTTTACTGCCTCCTCCAGATCCAGCCAACTTCTCTATCATACGAGACGTGGATGATCCCATTTCAGTTCCACTACGACTCCACTTATTCCACATTTTTGCCATGTTATATCCTAATTGATTGTTGGGCCTGATATGACTTTCCTGCTCCTGAAAGCCGCTACAAGCATTTTGGCACCATCATCTCCGACAAGTGCAACTAATTGTGCGTTAAGCTCCTCTACAGTCCGTGTGGGATCAATATCATTGAATGCCTTGTATCCACCCCTGTCTAAGATTTCCTTTGCCGCATTGAGCTTCACAGTATCGCTGTCGCTATCCATCAATCTCTCAATAACTGTCAATGCTCTAGGCCCACCTTCCCTTAAACGCTGATAAAACTTCCTGTCAATCTCATCCTTGTTCTCAATGACAAGTGCCTTACCCTGTAACTTCAGCTTATATGGGTTTTTCTCCTTAAATCCTGCCTCCCTCATTGAAACTAGGTAATCGCCTGTCTCAACAAATGAATCTATGAACTTGTCAGTTGCTTCCATATCCTGATTCCCTGTCGGATCTTCGTTTCTTCTCCCAGTAATCCTTTGGCTTGTTTGGATCTTTAAATACGTTCCAATGTTCCTGACGTAGCTTCTTCCATTGTGCATCTGATCCTATAACCCTGTTCTGGTTTGCTCGCATTTCTGCTTCGCTCTTTACAGATTCCTTTTTCTTTCTTGCATTCCAAGGATCTTGCATTGCTTCAGCAAAATGACCTTGTCTCTCTTTCTCCCATGCCTTTCCTCCAATTTCAACTCTGGATAAAAGACCGGGGCCTCTAAATGGTTGTGTCATTGTATTGGAAGATAACTCTGCTTTGCTGAATACCTTGTTCTCTTTCTTTGGACTAGACAACCCCTCCCGGAACTCCATACGCCTCACCATCTTCTGAGGACTGTAAGAACCTCCCCTCTTTAAATACTTGAATCCCTCTGCTAACTTAGACCACCAATCGTTCTCATTTACAAATGATGTTCGCTTCTTCTTACTGTAAATATTCTTCGTTGCTCCACTACTACTGTAATGACTGCCGTTCTCATCTTCTCCCTTGTGTGCCATGTTATTCCTTATCTGCTTGTTTGTCCGTGATTTCCTTTAACCATACTGCACGGCTCTCCCATTGTCTGATATATTCGCATTCTGGATGTAAATAGCTGTCCGTGAATATCTCACCTTGTTCGTTGGCTTGCTCTATCCAAACTCTGGGTCGCTTCGGCATATCAAAGTTAAAGCTGTTGTTAGATTATTACTGAATCTAATGCCTATTTTCCTAACTTGCAAATCTTTTCTTAAAATATTTAATATTGTGTTTCAGTTACTTAACACTTATTTTCACACCGTGTAGAGAGATGGGACGACTATACTCGCCTCCTCATCCTTTTTATGACCCCCCACCCCGCTAAAACAATGCATGACGGTACAGGATGATGGAAAATAAAAGTCATTCATTCTCAATGTCTCGCTTCGCTCGCACTATTATTCTTTCTTTCATAGCAGGATGTTAAAATTCAAAGCAGGATGGTAAATAAAATGGAGGTGTCCTTACAGGAAGAAACAAACTATATATCTGTTAACAATCAGTCACTACTACATATACACAGTATAGTAGGGAATATATAGAGTATATTAAGTTATAGAGAATGTATTTAATATAGTAGATATATATATATATAGGATTTGAAAAGAATACACAAGCCTATAAATATTACATGAGAATCTTGTATATCTATCAGATTCCATTATTACAATCTACGATTGCCGATAGACCAATCTAACGATTGACCCTTCGGGTGCTTCGCATCTATCTAATACATGGAATCTATTGATTGATATACTTGCGATTCAGGCATAGATAACAATATCTGGCATAAAAAATATTTTTTTCAAAGTAACGATCTTCTTCTTGTTTGGTTGGTCTTGTAAGCAATTACTGTCCTTCTAAACATTTAGTTAATTATCGTTGCTCTCGTCCTCTGGATTCACCAGACGACAATAATCTCTAATGAGAAATAAGATGACTGATAAAGAAACGATTGAAAAGCAAGCTAAACGTATTGCAGAACTAGAAGCTACCCAAAACAATGTAGCTAGTCCTTGTGGATTCTTGGATATATGGAGTGATTCAAGTGCATCAGAAAGAAGGGAGTACACTTTGGAAGAATTACTAAATTGGGTAAAACTAGCACAAGCTAACGATGGTATAATTGGAATTAGAAGCCAATACATGAAGGCATCCGATCAAACACCGGGTACAATAGCTTCATATCAAGTATTTCCATCACATGTTCTCACCTATGAAGAGGACAATAAGCAGAAGGAAGAGCTTGATAATCCAACTACATACAGGACTAAGCAATTTAGTAAAAACGTAGGAGGAGTAAACTGCTGGCTTAACGAGCGTAAACAAAAAGTAGCAGTCAATCAATAAGCTATTTGAACTTATACAGGGTCGGTTAATAGCTGGCTCTGTATAAAAAATTTTCAAACAAATTGTTTGGATCAACTTTAATCAACCATGGAGGATACATGTATGTGGAATCAAGAGAAGGAGGATTATATCAATACACAGCAAGACAAAAACGAGTGGAATCAAATACAGAGGATTCAGAAGATGAACAATCAGAGGATTTCTATCTCAAAGGAGGTGAAGAACTCGATTTCTCATAAACCTAATCTATTAATATCAATTGCATTCGTTGCATTGGCATTTGTAGTCGTACCAATATTACCAATAGTCTTAGGAATAGTCTTTGGACATTGGATTAGTAAACAATCAGATAAAAATAAAAGAGGATAATATGGAAAATACATTAAACATAGATAATACATTTGTTGCAGGATCAAAATGGATGTTAAAAGTAATAAATAACTTGAAGAACAGATTGCATATACCAGAATCAACTAAATGGTTTTCAAGAATCATATTACATTTTGCACCATCAAGATTAGGAATATATGCCTTAATCACATTGATGACAATTGCATTCATGGTAACAGCACCATTATTTGCAGGGCCAAATTATATACTACATTCAATTGGTAAAGCAAAATCATGGGTATTTGGCAGATATGGATCAGGTAATTCATTAGTAAAAAGGTAAATCAAAAATAAGGCTGGTGAGGATGGGATGACAAGGAATGTAGAAATTGTAATATAACAAATACAATAGTCCTGTGAAGTAAATATAACTTCATTGTTCATATTGGAGGCACGCACAAATAAGCGAGTAACCAGCCTTTTAACAATACAAAAGAGAGGATGTATGAATATATTATGGAAGATATACAATACAGTAAGAAATAAGCTATTAGATGCAAGGAAAAAGCATCATGAGTACGAATACATAGCCTACATAGTCAACAGTAGACATTGAAGCTAATAAAGCCTCTGCATTGCCGTAAAAAGCGGTGCAGGGGTCATAAAAAAATTCGGAGGCTGGTGTGTACCAAACCACATTTTTTATAAACATTATAACTGGAGATGTTATGACGAAAATAATTCATTTACTCAATCCAAACCAAAAAATGAAACTGGAATTGATACTGGAGGGATTGGACAAGATAAGAATAGAATATTCAAAAGGAAATACCGATACAGACAAGCTAATTGAAATCCACAGGATAATAAAAGAAATCAGAGAGTATGTACCAAACCACATTTTAAACTGAGGAGATAACATGGGTAATAGATACGAAGAAACTATAAAAGAAATAATGAGTGATGAATTAAATATACTTCACCAGAGAATAGACAAATTGGAAGAGTTATTGCACACAGCATTAGGTCCATGTCCAAGATGTACAGGATCAGGCATAATTCTTGTACCAGATTCAGTATTAGAAAGAGATTCACACGAACCATGTGATACATGCAAGGGAACTGGTAAGATGCCACTTGATCTTGCAGATATGATGGAACAATTCAAACTACAGGCAAAGAAAGAAGTAGAAATGTCTGAAGAACTACCATTTTAGGAGGAAATATGGATGATCAAGAAAATATAAAACAAATAAATCAAAAAGAATTCAATTCAAATATAGTCAAGAGGCTGGAAGAGCTTGAGGATTTTAAAAGTCAAGCACTTATAAGACTCGATCAGGAAATAGAAAACAGGACTAAAGCATTTGAAAAAATAGAAAAACTTGAAGAGAAAATAGATCTCTTAGAAAGATACACAATTAAAGGCATAGAAACAGAAATAAGAGATGCCATATACAACACAAGTATCAAAAGTGAAAGATATGATGAAATTATAGCAGTCCACAGGAATGAAATTGATAATTTAAAGAAAAATATAAATGCAATGAAGCAAGTAATGAACAATTATCTGATGATTAATTTAGATAATCCTGAGTATATAACCCAAGTACATGAAAAGAGAGGCAATCATGGAACAAGCAACACCAAGGGAGAGAAACCAAGATGAATGTGAATATTGTGGAGAAGACATAGAAGAAGACACAAGATTCTGTAAAGCACCCAAATCCTGCTCAGAAGAGTGGAATTGGCTATTTAGTGAACACCAAAGAAAGGTATGGTAAGGAGATAATATGAATGAAGAACATAAACAATATTTAAATGAACTAAGGGATTCTGGAGTAACTAACATGTATGGAGCATCATCATATTTAGTAGTAGCATTTCCAGAATTAACAAATAAAGAAGCAAAAACCATCCTTTTAGAATGGATGCAATCATTTAATAAATAAGGAGATAATATGTTAAATTACAATCCAATAAAAGTAACAAAGTTTGATGATTACAATGATTTGAGAGAAGCAGTTGAAATAGAAGAAGAAGTTACAAACTATATTCCATTTCCATGGCAAGTTAACTTCAAGGATGACAAATATATGAATGACAGGTGGACATTCAATGAGAATGGACTGAAGTCATTGTTTACTGCAACAGGAATATATGGATTATTCAGTACAATGAAAGCAAGTGAAGAACCACAACTGGCATCTACATACTTGAATCATATAATGCAACAGGAAGACATAAAGAAGAAACTGGAAACCAAGAGACTTGTAGTATCAGATAACGAAGTGATAGGAATTGTAGGTTCAAGATACAATCCATACAGTAACAGGCAATTTCTACATGATTTATCCTGTGATTACAGTCAGGACCAGATGCAGTTAACCAGAGCAGTAATATCCAATACAAAGATGACTGCAAGTTTTGTTGAATCATGGAGGGGATTTCACCTGAAGGGAGGAAATGACAAAACTGACATTGGACAGACATTCAAGAATTCATGGGTTGGAGATTCTGGACTCAAGTCATTCATATGGACATTAAGGACAATATGTACAAATGGTATGATGCACAGGTCAGATGTATCAAATTTGAGGGCTAATCATACTGGAGAAAAAGATAGTATGAAAAGTAAGCTGAAAAATATAATAGTTTTAGCAAGAGATCAGTATGAGGTTATTAAACAGCGCATAGAGACATTAATAGAGATTCCCTATACAGACCACTCGGCAGATCGTTTGCTTTGGAAGAACGCACCTTTAAGCATCATTCCGGACATAAAGGAGAAAAAGCTCTGGAACCAAGCAAAAAGATTCAGTAGTCCAGAAGAATCTGTGGAAGATTTGAAGAGATCAATACAAATTGTTGATAATATTCCCTGTTTACCTCCACATGGATATGGAGGAGTACATTCTAATTCAGTATGGGATAGTTCATACAGGGAAATAAGAAGTATGTATGATTTTGTGGAAGCATTCACAGAACATGCACAGACATGCGATGCTCAGACTCAAGTGGAAATTGAGGAAGGTGCTGGTAAATTAACTTCTTGGATTGCAAAGCGTAAGGAAGTATTATTGAATTAGGTGAAGCTGAGTCTCGCCTATTACAGCGACATGGATGTTGCGTTTGGACAATCTCAGGCTAGGGTGGGAGGTGGTTTGAGTAAGGTGAAATTACCGAGAATCGTGTAGGATTGTCCATTTCATTTTATATCCGTGTAAGGCTTAGACGGATTGACAATAGATAAATTAATCGGGATAGTACTAAACCGATTTTTTGGTCGTGTAAGGCTTATTTGACCAGATAGGTACTATTCGGTCATAACCAATGGTCAACCAAGGGTCAACCAAGCATTTATAGTTGACAACATAATAGATTCATATTAAACTTGAGTTGTAAACCTAAGTTAACTATAATATAAAGGTATTATGAATCTAAGACAACAATGTTCAGAATTTAAAGTTCCACTTCAGCCAATAGCTGATGATCTAGGATATACATTACCCTATGTATCAATGGTACTGAGAGGTAAGAGAACGAATACCAAGATAACATCCGCAGTATATATGGCAGTAGAGGAACGTAAAAAGGAACTAAGAAAATTAATTAACTAAAAGAGAGGTAACATGGGAATAGGAACAGATCACCAAGAATGGCTACACGAACAAGGTATGGTGTGGTTTAAAGATGATGCAGAAATGATTGCATTGAAAAAACGAGCTAAAGTAAAAGCCCGATTATCAATGGAAAAATATAGAACTAAAAGAAGAGAATTAAAAATGAAAACAAGAGAGGTAACATGAAGAACTTTGCACCAGATAATCTGGAAGAAAGAGCAAAAGGAATGGGAGCAACAGATGGCCCCACAGCAATAGGAGTCAACCCACATCGAAGTGAATATGACTGTTATTTAGAGAAAACTGGTCAGATTACACCACCAGACATTTCAGATATACCAGCAGTAATACATGGTATTGCAATGGAACCAGTAGTATTTGAGATGATAAAAACCAAGTTAAAGATTCCTGCCAGAAGAGATAATCAAACACATTATCATCCAAAACATAGCTGGATGTTCATGCATATAGATGGAAGATACATCAAGGAAGATAAGATAATAGAAATAAAATGTCCATCACCTCATATGAGGGAATTCTATGGTACAGAAGGTACTGACCAGATTCCGCAAATATACATAGCACAAGCCACACATATGCTGGCAATAGAAGAACAATGCAAGGCAATTGAATTCTTTGTATATTTCCATGGAGAAATACTGAGATATACAATCAGGAGAAAAGCACGTTTGATTGAAATATACATGAAAGCATTATTAAGATTTTGGGGGCATGTTCAAGAGAAAGTACCTCCAATGCCAAGGAATAACGAAGATGTAACTCATATGTATTTTAAGAACAATCATAAATTAATAGAAAACAATCAAGGACTAGAAAAGTTCATATTTGAACATATAGATAATAAGAAAGAAACAAAAAGACGAGTACAAAAAGATAAAGATGATAATATCTATATCAAGAGAGAAATAGGACTTAATGATGGAGTATTACATTCTGATGGTCGAAAAACATTAGTACCAAGAGTAGAATTAAAATCAACAGATCAGGATATGCTGGAAGCTAAATATCCAGATGTATATAAAAAGCATTGTAATCTATTCAATGAAAAAGAATTTAAAGAAAAGAATCCTGAAATATTTGAAGAGTGTTCAAATATAAAACAATCTTCAAGACTAATCCTACCAAAATTTAAAGCAGTTTAAGGGCTAAGACTGTCGTAGATCGTTTTTCACACAGCAGGGCAATGCTGTTGTGATCTCTACATATTTTTGCAGTTAAATCAATACGGATTCATTGCAACTCCAATCCCACGATGTCCTAAGACTGCTATTCATAATAATTAAACAAACAAGAGAGGTAAATATGTCTAAAGAAGTAGTTAAAAGTGTTGATGAAACACAAGATGCAATAGAAAAGTGTCTATTGGAAGGTGATCTATCTAAATTATCATTAGATCAAAGATTATCCTATTATAAGCAAGTCTGCGATACAGTAGGTTTGAATCCCCTGACAAAACCATTCCAGTACATAGTATTAAACGGCAAACTGACTATGTATGCACTCAAAGGTGCAACGGATCAGTTACGCAGAATATATAACATAAACTGTACAATTACGAAGACTGAATATATAGAAGATCTTTATATCGTTACAATTGAAGTAAAAGATAAAACTGGAAGAATTGATGTAGATATGGGTTTTGCAAAAGTAGCTGGAATGAAAGGAGATATGCTAGGTAATGCAATGCTGAAAGCAGTTACCAAAGCTAAAAGAAGAGCTACTTTATCCATGTGTGGATTAGGTATGCTCGATGAAGATGAAGTTGCAACCATTCAAGATGATGTAGGTAATGGCAAAGGAAAGAAGGTATTTGATGCCCCTGAATTGAAAGGTACAGATAAGCTGGAAGCTACATTATCTAAATCAGAACCTTCTGAAGAAGAAAAAGAAAAGATCATGGAGGAAGAAAGTGAAGAATATCATAAGAATGGTAAACATCCTGAAGCAAGCAAACAATGGCTTAATGATAGTATCCTTCAGTTAAATCGTATCTTTGCCAGATACAATGATTATGACGAAACTGATGATCATCATGGAACAGAAATAACTCCAGACAATACTAAAATAGTTGATACTCTATCAGGTTTGGTTGAAGATGTTAGAAACAAAGTAGTTGACTATGGTGTAGATTATGAAGGTTTAAGAACATGGGCAAAAGATCATCCGGGTAATAGAGTTGAACTTAAAAGGTATGCAACTATTCACACAGATGATTGGGAGGATACAATGCTTACAGATGACTATGATGAACTTTATAGATGGATGGAATTTCTAGCTGAAATATTTAAGGCAAAGGAGGAGGTTGCATGAGCTTCTATGCTACAGGATGGGTCTGGAAGAACGTATGTCAAGATCCAGAGAGATCATCAATACATAAGCTCATTATGCTGTGTCTGGCAAACTTTGCAAATGAAGAAGAAGATTACTCATGTAATGTAAAATTATCAACCTTGAGTAAAGTCACCAGTTTGCAGAAAGAAACCATATCAAGAAACATACAAATACTA